CAAGGTCCCAATCATCGATGGCGTGGAAATGTCGTTATCCTCCCTTTGCGTGAAGTCAAGATAATGGCCGATTTCATGGACCAACACGGCGTAGCCAAGTCTCTGCTTTACCTTGTCTGCCACCTCGGCCCATTCTTTGGCTTCTGGCGAACCTTGTTCGGGTTCACGTAATTCAAAACCAAGTGGAATGTCAAGAGATGCAAAAAGATTTGTCAGATTACGTGACTGCCTGGGACTCCTAAGGGCCTCATTCCAACGACTCACAAACCCGGCTTCGGCGGCATCTTCTGGGGAACCGTCGTTGTTGATTGTGGATAAATTAATTAATATTTCAGATTTGGTTTTATTATCACCTAGTTTTGCTCGAGACCACCACTTTTGTTTTGGAGCAAATGCCCCCATGGATGAGTCACTAAACTCGGAGGATTCAAAATTAATCTCAAGTTCGTCTCTTTCGGTGAGTCCCTTAATATCGAGATTATTCAAAACGTCGTCAAGCGCCTGCAGCACCCCATACATTGCCAACTGATGCTGTCTGTCTGTTTCCGTTTTTGGTTCAATGGCGGACTTTGGCGCGTTCACTTTTACACCATGAGTTTTTTCAAAGTATTTTGCCACGTCTTTCCGCGTAGAGCCAAATCTAGTTTTTTGCGTTTCGATATCTGCCACAACTGGCGTTCCATCTGCAGCCCGACCGAATGTGAGTTCGCTTGGACCATTGGTGACTTTTTCTCTGGTGGTTCTGGACGATAACCCACCACTGCGCGTGCTTGACGCCAAACCACCACTGCGTTTTGGTTTGTCTGGTTGTTTTGCTTTTGTGGCGTCGAGTCTTTTAAGTTCTTCATTAATCATGCTAGTTAAATTGGCTTTATTTTTTTCATCATTTCCCGGTTCGTTGTCGGGATGGTCGAAAAGCATGAATGTTCTCCCCGTACCAACACCGTGTGTTTTTTCATATCGACGCAAAAATGCCTCATAGGGCGTAGTTTTTTCGTCTGGGACTAATTCCTCAACTGTCACTCCCTCCCAATCGCCCGAATCTATTTTTCCCTGAACCCACACTCTTGTCATTTGCGGATTGAATGGTTCCACTTCATCCAGTGGCAGCAACTGAGAATCCAGAACCAAATCAATCCCTCGTTCGGCTAACTCTTCACGTTTTTGGGCGGCTTTAATAATTGAAGTTACGTTTTGGTCCGATAGTGGATTGACTCCAACTGAAGAAGACTTTCCCATGTCTGTTCTAATTTCCGCGGGGGACACAACGACAGCAGCAATATCCTGGCCACCGAATGAGCCAAGAATCATTGCTTCTTGATACACCGCTTTGCCGCTTCCATCTTTAAGCAAATTGGCAGCAGGTGAAGCAACTGAGTCCATATCCCCAGTCCTGTCTGCATAAAGAATTGACGCTGGATTGAAATATGAATCCCGATATGGACTTGCCTCAATTGTCGAAAGTTTTGCTGCAGGAGACCTTGAGCCAGCATTGGTGACACTATCCCCCTGGAAAACCAGTGACCGCTCGGCAACATCGGAGCGCAGAATAACCCTAGACCTTCCATACTGACTCATGTCGGCATTGTCCGCCTGAGCCGCCGCTCCAACCGCATAGGGATGCTGTATCTCCACGTCCTCGCCATATTTTTTCTTTAACGTGGAGACTCGGCGTTTTTCGGAAACTGCGGAAGTCACAAAACCAGACGCAGGCCGCAATTTTCTAGTTGATTCTGAATCGTCGTCATAGGGGATACCCAGATAATTTAATTCCTGTATCTTGCGGGCATTGGCCGTAAACAGCGGGTCGAACCCGAATCTTTCACTGAGCCCCCGCACTCCCGCCCTCTTCATATCATCGACATCGTGCACCGTTAGGTATCTATCGCTGTTGATGATTCGAATAGGGTCACTTACTTGAACAGATACATTTTGACTAAATTGTGGTGGAAGTCTTTTTAGCGCATCCTCAACCGCAAGATTTAATTCATCAGGGGACATTTTTTCAATGTCTTGAATTAATTGTTTAATTATTTCTGCTTTTGCGTCATCGCCCTGCTCGACCGCGTCTTTGACCGCTTGCTCCAGTCTGCCCTTGTATCCATTGGGGAACTTGCCGGATGGGCTCATCGTGAGCGCGGTGCTGCCTGATTTTTTGTCTTTAGATACCTCGGGCATCACATCTCTTTCGTACCTGTCAATATCAATGCCTTTTTCCTTTGCCTGCGAAAGAATTTCTGCTGTACGATTTCCCGACGTTGACGACGCCAAACCTTGTCGGTCTCTTAGTTTTCTTACAACGGAAGCAGAGAAGTCTGGGGCCGTTGCATCGCGTGCCGCCACCTTCTTTTTGGCGATACCAAACTCGTCGGTCCATTCGTTTGCAAGACGGAGAATTTTGGTAATTGGCGCATCCAAAACAATGACGGCCATTTCGTGGTTGTTCCCCAAGATGCCGTCCTCAAAATCCATCGCCAGCATTGCGGCCCATCTGTGATGGCCATCGACCACATAGCCATCCCTGGAAACGAAAATGGGCTTCTTGCCTGGGTCATACGTACCCGCCTTTTTTGCACCCATCATTCCTGCAACTTTTTGTCCCTGCATGTCTCTTTGGGTCGCCTTGAGTTTGTCTGAGCGCATTGTCGTTGGCTCTCCCGAAGAAATACCTCCAACCGTTTTCAAATACTCCAAGAACGATTCAGTTCCATTGACTTCGACTGATATCTTTTCTCCCTTGGCGAGTCTCTTTGCATTCTGCGCTTCGAGCATTTTCTCTGCGGCGCTTCCAGGAACTGGTTTTCCTTCTGCTTGTGGCATCATGAATCTTGGAATTCCCTTGTTTCCTAAACAAAATGCGCTAGTTCCTTTCACTGTCACCTGACAAAGGTCAAATACGAAATTATCTAATTCTTCTTTTGAGATTTCACCATTCTCTGCCATGTTTTCCAAAGTAGAAATCATTTTTGCCAATTCATCAATGAGGGTGTGGGCGCCCTCCATGTCCGGCATGTCAACATCATGGCCATCAAGAAGCGCCATAACACCTTCCTCAACCGTAGAAACGGAGACAAGTTTTCTTTCAATGGCGGGTTGAATGTTTAATGATTTAAGATAATTGCTCCAATTCTGCTGCATGAGGCTGTCATCTTCATCGTCTGGGTCGTCGATATCAATATCAGCAAAAGCCTCTCGCACTAAATCGTCGATTCTTTTACTCTCGGGCGTCGAGGTTCGAGACGCCATGCCAACACGAGCAGCGCGCTTGGAGGGAACGTATGGTTCTGGGCTTTCTTCAAGTTCACGAATAAGTTTGTCTGGTGCATTAGCGGAACCCGCATCCCTAACACGGCCGTAAGGGACGTTGCCGAATTCTCTTGTTTCCCCGTTTTTGTACGAAACTGTAAGGGTTCCGGTTTGTGGGTCATATTCAATTTTCTTGGCAATTGATGAATTGCGTGAATCTAGTTCCATTGCCACAGCAGCCTGTGCTCTTGGTGCTCTAGTTAATTCTTGATGTCTTTCGATTCTATTTTCTGAACGCTTTGCGACAATTCTTTGCCCTAGTGGCCGTGATTCATTTGTGCCAAGGGAATGCAAAACCTGCCTTAACTCATTTAATTGTTCATCGGGCCCCTTCTGGGAAGCGATTCTTCCAATTGCAACACCATCGGTTCTTCTGCCGACAATCTCTATTTCTCCGGGAGGGAGAATCAGCGAACCTATTTCGCCACCGTTGGTTCCTGGAGTTTTGTCAGGCAAACCCTTAGAACCTTCCGGTACAACAATCATTAATCGTTGTACTGAACTTTCCGTATCGGTATCCAAAGACGAAACGTCATCCACTGAGTGCATAACCGCCGTAAAGTGCTTATTAACGGATATCAGCGCATTCGAGTCGTTACCAAGTGCGCCAGTTGGTAAATGGATTTCAGCAACAACTTCTGTCGGCATCTCCGAAGAATCAATCAAATCGATAAAAGGTATTAACTGATTTTCGATTGAGTTAACAACTTCATTTGTTCGTGATTGCAGCGCCCTGCCCCACTCGACTGGGTCGGAAGTATTCCATTTTGCACCCCTCCAGTCACCATCAATTATTTGTCTCTGCTGCGAGGTCGCGGTATCCATGATTGATTCGTGGACTTGACTTCCCATTCGCGAAACATCAGTTCTTGAAGAAAGACCCCCTGCGGAATCAATTAAACTTGCGATTTCTCTTACGTAATCGTCGATTTCACCAATAACGGTTCCGCCTGGAATGTCTTCGAGTTCCCGACGGTTTTTGCGACGCCTCAAACCCCTGCTAATAGATTCCTTAATCGACTTCTTGATACTGTCTCGCGTAAGAGCGACTACTGGTTTTGCGTCAGGGTTGGCCATGCCAAAGTCGGTGGGGATATCCGTATCGAAATCAAGTGGTCCAAGGAATGCATCTATTTCTGGAGTTCGCTCAAGAAGCCCTGCCTCAACTGCTGCACCAACATCTGCCTGCATTTCGGCAATGGTGAGGGCGGACTTGATTTTAAATGTTTTGTGAAGTTCGTCGAGAACTTCTTCGCTTTTGCTTTCGTAGGCTCTGGCGACTTGGGTGTATACGTCTAGGGCTGCTTCGTACTTTGTTGTGCCAATTTCACCTCTTGCCTCCATGGCTTTTATTTCTCGATGCAGTTTCTGCAGGGGTAAATACAGTTCTCTTCTTTCCTTGACATCCGCATTGATGAATGGCGCCATATATGCAGCACTCCAGTAATTCTTCATGGCATATTTCCCGCCTGCGTTTTTACTAAGAAGGACTTGCATTACTTCGGGTAAATTGTCAAGCGCATTTGGAAGCCAATCGCTATTGCTAATAATCGATGCAAAATCCCAATCCCTACCGAAAAGGCTCGGGAAACTTGCCTCACCGCTGAGCAGCCCTTGGGCAAGTCTCATCAACTCTTCGCTAGTGTAATTGTCTGTGATGCCCGGAATTGATTTGAGATAGTTTGCTATAAGCACTAATTGTCGACCGTGAATCATTTCGTGATTCATGATGAACATTCCTTGACCGAGCGTCCCCTGAGTTGCCGAAATTGCAAACTGCTGATACTCGTCACCCTTGTCGATTTGTTCCCGCATTGCGGCGAGGTTCATGGTTTCGGAAAAATAACTCTCCTTAATTCTTCGCGCTCCCTCTCTATCTAACGAAGTTGATATTGCTTGCAATTTTGCAACCTCTGTGCCCGCTGTGCCATCTGCTTCGAATAGGGTGAATCCGTTTCCATCTTGACCCATGTTCTCCATGGACTTCAATGGAACGATTGGGTTGATGCCGATATCGAATCCGCCCGCTTCATTTGCCCACGTCACGGCATCGGAAGTACCGTTGAATTTGTCGTCTGGGTGAATAAATTCTATTTTTCCAATTCTCGAAGTCAATTCTGGATATTTCCTACGTTGGTTGGCCAAAGCAATCAACATGCCAGATTCTTGCTGAATTAAGCCATTGTATTTCCCTATCACGCCTGCAAATACTTTTTCCTCCATTGAGCCTGGCGCGAATACGTCGGACATTTTTTTTCGTCCTTCAAAAACTGCCAAAACGTCATCTCTGAATTTTTTTACATCTCCACCATATTTGGTATCTATTAAATTTTTGAACTCACTTGCCGTAATGCCAAATTTTTGAGGGTTGGAATCTAGGTACGTAAAAACCAAACTCATTTGCGTGGCCCTGTGTTTGGCCATTGCTTTGTCGAAATTTTTATCACCTGGATTTGCTCCGTAAAGTCCGCTGAAATCTGCCGCCCATGCGCCCCCTTCCGGACTTTTCATCTTTTCAAATACTTTTGCAATTCCATCTTGAACGGAGTTCGGGTTCGTGGGGTCGATATCAATACCCATATCTCTGGCCATGTCCAGAAACTCAGTTACGTCTGAGCGAGTTTTGTCTTTCAATCTTTGCCGCATAACGGCTGTTTTTGTTAATCTTTTTATTTCCGCTTCGCTTTTCTCTGGGAATGCTCTGCGAATTAGAGTTTCGAAAACGTCTTCGTAGTCATCTGGGTCAATTGGTATGGCTGAGGCAGCGAGGTCGGCAACGTCTTTTGCGAATTCCGGTGAAGGTATTTCTCTGCCGTCTGGTCCAAGAATCCCCGTACCACGGAGTCTCCCCGTAGTGCTCGCCAATCCTCGAGCAACCCTGCTTTGGGCTTGTCTGGAAACTCGAGAAACACCACCCGCCCCATCGGAAACAAGCGGTACTGCGGAATCAATGTCAGAAATATCCGCCATCGCGGCTTGTACCGCATTGCGCACAAAATCGACTACGGCTCTGCCAATTGCGGGTGTAAAATCAAAACAGTTGCTCCCAATTTCATCTGTGAATTGGTTGGCTGCGGGCACACCTGGAGGGCAACGCATTCTCCCACTTGGGTCGAGAACTATACCAACAGCCCTTGCCGCAGCCTGTCCGATATTCCCAGCGGCACTTCCGATACTTGGCCCCAATGCCTTGACTTTTAATTGCCCAGTACGTTTGTCCATCTTTGCAGGGCGAGCAATAATTTTTGGATTGAAATCTTTGGAAAAACTTTCTCCTGCTGCTTTTACCAGGTCATCCTGTTTTACCGTTCTCGGCCTGTCAATCCATCCGACATTTGCGACATCTCCCATTTGCCCATCGAGATTAAAGCGTGGAGTTACTTCAAAATATTGATTTTCTTTTTTCTTTGCTTTTGGGTCGTAGCAGTGAGTTCCAATTCGTTTGAAATTGGATTCTTTTTTGCGCTTATCTTTGTTATCTGCCGACGCATTCGCCCTGCCGGACCCTCCGCGCTTCCCGGCGCCCATGGCGGCCTTGGTTGCGTAGTCGGCAGAAAACGGAAATACGCTGAGCATCTGCCGAGTCTCGGCAAATTCGAAAATCCGTTCTTGTTTTGATTTTGTGACTATCGGCGCAAATCTTTGATTTGTGATTACACGCGATATGACGACCCTACGCTCCTGCATGGCAGGTACCTTTTCCTGGTCGTTTTTTACGACTCTGGGTTATATTTTGATTCCTCAACTTCTGAGTTGAGTAGTTCAAATTCCAGAAGTTGGGACATAAAATCTCCATCAGGACCACTTTCATTAGCCGATGACGCAGATTTCCCACCGACAACCCATGTTGCTGGAACGAGAGATTCGGCACCGAGTGCTTTCGCCCTCTGCATGATGTGGCGTTTTACCGCGCTCTTATCTTTTGCGCGTCCAAATGCCTGAATCGCATTGGAAAGGTCTTCCTTGTTGGCAATCGGGTATGAGCCATCTGGCAAAGCGGTGCCTTCTTTGGCCATTTTTTCTCTTTGCTCATCCGTAAACGCACGCTTGAGTGCAATTTCCGCCACCTCGGCGTCGATTGCTTCGGCATCTTCCTCTTCATATTTGTCGTATCCGAGGACTTCTCCGTCCAGAGCGACGAACACATCGTATGACTTCCCGTCAATGCCATCAATCTCCACAGCGTAGGCGTCGTAGCCCTCAAACACGTCGGGCTCAACGGCAACGACAGTTCCCTGAATTGACTTTGTTGCAATTTCGGCAGCATCATTGAAATCAATCAGCATCATTTCATCAACAAGTGACTTCTGCTCAAACGCATTGTTGTCAAGTTTGTGCCAACCCAGTACTTCGGCGGTTGAACCGTCAACGAAAACCTCAATCGGTCTCCCGTCTTTTGCCTCAACGTCGACGACAAACATGTCTGCTTCGGCCGAATAGCCAGAGTCAAGAACCTTTCCGTCGAACATATCTTCAGCGATTCCCTCAACGTGGAGTAGGCCTGGCATTCCCTTTTCCGCCATGCAACCACCAACGCAGTCATCACAAACCGACTGACCGCCCGGATACACCTTGCGGTCGATTGCGCAGAGGTAACCCCTGGCACCAACGTCTGCGGTTTTGTATCCCATGGTCCGTAGGCGACGAGACTTCATCTGCTCCATTTCGTCATCTTCTTCTTCGTCATCTTCGTCTTCATCTTCCATGACGTCGGCATCATCATCATCCTCATCATCGCCCATCGCCACTTCTTCTTCTTCTTCTTCGTCGTCGTCTTCATCGTCTTCGTCCATCGCCTTAATTTTCATGGGCTTCTTTTTCTTTTTGGGCATAGACATGTACATTTTTTCATCTGTTTCGTCTGCGTCAACTACTTCTGCTTGGTCGTCCATCTCTTCGTCTGAGTGGGCCATCTTCATTTGCACTGGCATCGCACCACACGAAGCACACACCTTTGCGCCCGCTTCAAAGCCGCAGTCAGCCGCAGCAAGGCCCTTTGCACACTTCAGAACTGAACCGTCCGTATCGAGTTTAACAATCGCGTTCTTATCGTAATCCATGTTGTATGGCTCCTTGTTGCGTTACGAGACGACAATAGCACGTGCTGCACCGACCCGTTGTATGTAAAATTCGTTTTAAAAATTATACTTCACTTAACTATGTTGCCGTGAAGTAATTGAAATTATGCGCTTGCGGATTAAGCGTCAACTGGTTTTGAAGTTTTATCCACAAACGTTGACATCGCCGCTGAAGAAACTTTTTCAAGTAGTTCTGCGAATATTTCTCCTCTTGAACCCATGGTCCCACCTTTGCCAGCAGTTTTTTGTCTATCGATTACCGCCATTACGGCATCAAGTATTTGGTCCGCTTCGTCTGCTGAAATCTTAATAAAACCAACATTCGTTCTTTTTGAATTTGGCCTAAAAGCGCCCGCTTCGTATTTGGCAATTTTCTGTTGAAGTAGGGTTAGCCCTTTACGTATCGCATCCGAATCTGATTTTTTGATTTCTGCCGGAAGGGATTCATCAATCTTTTTCCACCAAGTTGATTCTGTGGTTACTTGAGTCCTGGGCATTTTGTTGTCCGTGGACGAAGAAAGTCCGCCGCTTCGGCCCTGCTTTCTTCTTCGATGTGCTTTTTGGTAATTGGTGGCCTTAGCAACGGCTCTGTTGATATTTTGCTCAAAATCAACCTCACCGAAGCCCTCTTCGGCGCCTGTTCGTTCGCTTCCGTAAACTTCATCAATATTTACACCGCCCAAAACATCCTCGTCGCCCTCATCTAGGCCAAGTCGCTCGACCGCTTCCCCACGCCTATAAAGCGATTCTCGGGCCTGCTCGGCTCCAAGGTCATCCTCTCTGTCCGAACTTCTTTCCCCTTGATAATCTTCCAAAAATTCTCTGGCATTTGAAAAAAACGAAAGAATTCCTTTTTCGGTTTTGGACAATCTGCGCTCTTCTCCAATTTGTGCCAATTCTCGAACAGACTCGTCAATGGCCTCCAAGGCATTGGAAATTGACTCGTCGGTTGGTGGTTCTGATTCTTCGGGGAATGCTGCTGAAATAATTCTTTCGGCTGCGTCATTTGCTGCGTCTACAAAATCACTTTCCACATCATCCCTGTCGGAGACTTCAGAAATGGTTTCTTGCCAAGCAGTCATTTTCCTACTGAGTTCGTTGGCTCTCCTACTCTCGGTGGAGTTAATTGTTTTTGGTGCCTTGGGAGCATCGGGTTCTTTTGGAGTTTTGGGTGCGTCTAATTCTGGCGTTTTTGGAACTTCCGGTTTTGGACTTACCGACGGAGCCTTGGGTTTTGCGGCACGTTCTGCGGCCCTATCTCTTTCGTCTTCCAAATCCATAACTTGTTCAAGTAGAATGTCGTTGAGATTTTTGACCCAAACTCTCCACTGCGGACTGCCTGTCAACCTGTCCAACTTTTCCCTATTCGCAGACACCCACTCAAACTTTTTTTCGACGTCCATTTCGCGCCAATCTTTTGGAAAATGGCCGGCATCGATGTAGGGCTGCATCGTATCCTTCCCTCTCATGTCTTTGAGGGAATCCAGCATTGTCATCTCGCCCGCATAATTTTTTCTGATAATAAAAGGTGTATATTCCAAAGGTTTGCCGTCTTTGCCTTTGGGGTATTTGGTTCCCTTTTTGACCCCCGCTGCTGCGCTTGGTTGGTTGGCGCGCAAATCAGTACCGCCGACTACTCGACGTTCTTGTTTTGGAGCCATTCCGGGTTTTTGACCGCTCCCAACATAGTCGCGTTCTCTCTGTACGTTGTCCCCCAATCCACCCCGGGCTTTGCCTCTGAGTTTATTTTTTCTTTCAAATTCTCCCGTTTCAACGATTTGCTTAATTATTTCATATGAGGAAATGCCTTTTTCCATATTTCCGTTTGGGGATTTTCTGTGCCCACCAAATTCCTTGAACACATCTTGCACCTGAGGCCAAACAGCCTGGAGTTCCTTGAGCATCCCCTCATCAATATCTGGAAGATAAAGTGAGGTTTGCATTGCCCTTCCAACACCCATCGGCTTTTCCTGATACCTGACTGAATCTTTTACCGCTTTCCCAATTCTTTGAACAATGTGGTCTTCTGGAAAATCCTTGACTACGTCATCGAACATTCTGACAAGTTTTGGCTTCAATTCTCTTGAGATAAATACGGGGATGGGTGGTCTTCCGTCTTTTGCTGCTTGCTGATACCAAAGAAGGTCCCCTTCCTTTCTTGACTTTCGTCTTTCCCGCGCCCTGAGTTGGGCTTCTGTTGCTGGTTTTATGACCGGAGCATCAGGGTCAACGGGGGATTCGGGGTTATTGGTATCGGAACGTAGTCCAACTGCTCTATTGGAGGACCTTGTCGGGTCTGGCATTTCCCGCCAAGTACCATCAAAAATCAATCCATCACCGTCGATGTCACGGCGTTTTTGTGGGTCGAGGACTCCCTCTATCCGGGAAAGCGCGCCTCTAGCGCGCCTGACTTTTCCCCCACCACCGGGCGCAAGCCCGCGACCAATTCTCCCCAATAGATTTTTCGTGGCGGTGTCCACCGCTTCAAAGGCGTCGTAGTCCATCGGGGATGTCAGGACTATTCCTTCTTCCGTTACGAATGATTCAATTCTGTGGTAGTCAAGAACTGGGTCGATTGCTTGTTTCGTATTGAATAAGTCCTTTACGTCACACGGAATCATCCATGCACTTTTTTCCTCGGTTTCGTATCCGATAATGTCCTGAAGAGACGAAACGATGCCACGTAATTTGTCGGCCAAGTTGTCTCCAGCGGCCATTTTTTCTTCAAAGATTTCGTCCAAACTTTTCATTGAATCAAAAAGTCCACTTTGGACATTTGACTCACCGTATTTGACGGGAATAATCGGACCTTCTGCTGAAACAGGTTTTCTTTGCACCGCTGGAAAATTCGGCACTCTCTGCATTTGTTGTGGCCCGGGCTTCATTATCCCCGGCATTGGCCTTTGAACCATCATCGGTGAACTGAGTTTTTCCGGCTTCCCGAACATGTATTCTTCGCCGTCAAAGTAGTACCCGAGTCTGTACATCCCTTTGCCGGGTTTAAGAAATACAACGGAACTTTCGGTTGCCTTCATGACCTTGATTGGGCCGCCAGTTCTTGTTGACAACTCATTTGTTAAGGCAATCAATCTGTCGCCCTCGACCGGTTGGGCGATTCCTTGAGCAAATGGGTCGTTTGGTTGCTGCGGTTTTTCGTCCAAGGAGATTGTCGCCATTGGCATCATGCCGTGGCCCTTTTCATCGCTTTTTACCGAAATCGTTCCAGTTAATTGATTTGCGCCGTGCAATACCGGGCTCAACTCATAGAGTTCTACTTCGCGAAGAAGATTGGCTTGTTTTGCGTTATCAAAAACTGCATCAAGCGTTTTGTATCCAATTGACCACTCTTGCTCTTCGCCGAAGAATGCAACATTCGTGAATGCCTCCTTGCCCTTTTCTGAGTTCAAATTGAACTGAACTTTTGCATAAAGGCCGCCGATGCCAGCAATTTTCATTTTTGTAGGCAGCCGCGGGTCATTGGGCGGAACTTCATAAATTTCAAGAACCTTACCGATTGGGTCATTCCAATTGTGACCCCAAACAACTCTTGGTTTACGACGCTGGAGGCTTTTCGAAAACGCCCCAGTAACGCAGATGTCGCCAACGGAATCCTTGTTCCCAATTCCGGCTACGAAACATTCAACAATTCCCTGTGCCTCATCAATATTGAATTGGCCAGTATTGGCTTTGAATGAAATATCTTGCATCTAAAATCCTTTGCGACCTAGCAATGATAAACGACCAGGACGTTTATTCATTGGAAGTATTTCTGTAATCTTTACTTAAATACAGAAACTAACTTACGTACATCCATGCTCGGCGCGCTTCGGCGGCAGCAATGTCTCCGACTGATTTGGCCAAGATGCTAGAGAAGATGGCCACACAACTTGCCCGTAGGTGGAGGTTTCTGTCGTCTTCGTTTTTTACATTTAGGCTGGACGAATACGCGGAATTGAGAGAATTATAGGTCGTCTGATTCACCTGCTTGAAACGTTCAATCTGTGAATTGAGGTGCGCAATCAAATCTGATTTGTTCAGGGACTTTTCCGAAACCTCAATCCCGTCATGAAGAATTGCCGACAACACAGGACGGATGTCTTCCTCCATTTGCTTATCCCAAATTTCACTGTTAAAAATGCTATCGATTGACAGGTTTCCGCTTGATATGGCTCGCTTGGCTCGTACGCCACCTATTTTTTCCAGAGTGACTCGTTGCTGGCGCTCGATGACTCTTTCAAATGCGCGATTAAGAATTGCGCTCCATCTTTGCAATGAAATGTTATCTTCCTTGGTTTCGATGAAACCAAATGAGTCAGCCGATAATTGCTGTTGCGGCATTTCTGCTGTTGTTTCCATCCCTGGAGGTGGTGCCGGTAGCGGCGGCACTGGCTGCGTTGCCGCTTCTGCTGCCATTGAGCCGGCCATAGTGTTTGGGTCAAGAGGGCTTGGAATATTTCCTTGAGCATCAGGCATCCCAGGTACTGGGGGTTGCTCGCCGGGCATGCCAGGGGGCATTCCGGGCATACCGGCTTGTGGTTGTGCTTCCATTTTCTTTTCGGTATTCGCGATTGGCGTCAAATTTGGATTCATCAATAGGGAGTCGGCGAGGTCACTCTCCACTTTTTTGCGACTCGTAAATTCGCGATACTCGTTTGTGCTTATTAGCCCCATTTGTACTTCATCCATAAAATACCGTGAGCGTTCCTGTTTGTACAGAATCAAGACCGGAACACTGGATACATCAAAGTCGACGTAATTAACGTCATCCAATTCGTCAAATCCACGTGCAAGGAGGTCCAAGTGCGGGAGCATTGTTTCGTTCCAAAAAACGCGATGTTCTTCGGAAGCGTTGGCGAAAGTTCTTCCAGATGCATTTCCGATTACTGACTCAGGAACACCAAAGGCGGCAAGAATTTCCTCTTTCTGAATTTGTCGCATCTGAACATAGGCAGCATCTCGCGGGCTTGCAGACGTGTCAACGTAGTCAACCCCATCGTCGGATGAGATTACGGTGGTTGCACCAGCCCTACCAATGTTGCCCCTAAATCTATTTCTTAGTTCCTCTTTGTCGTCGTCATCAATCTCACCCTTGACTACAAGAATGCCGCCTGGTCGTCCATCGTTAATTAGATAATTCCTGTTATAAACTTTTGCAAGATTTTCAATTTCGATTGCAACTCCGGCCGATTCCATTGGCGTAAGCGACAGGTACGGGTCAAGGGGGTGTGGTCTGCGAATCCACAAGACATCCTCTTTGGGCATGACTATTTTATTTCCGTTAGGCAGATTGACTTCGTACCCCGAGACAAAAGTTTTTTCGTGCGGAACTGGCGCAGTGAACTGAGGGGGCAAAAGACTGAGACCGATAAGTCTTCCGTCTCTACCTTTAATTTTTTCAATGAACGCACCGCGCGAACTCATTAACAATTGAGATGTAAGCCTGTAGCGAAAAATGAAAGCGTTTTCTGCCTCATTGGACTTTGTGTTGAATATCTCGATTAAAGGAGAACGCAGCGCTCTCCTGCCTGTAAGTACTTCTCCGTCTCTGGAATTGTCCTTGCGGAGAATGATTGACAAGCGCGCCTGGTTTCCCGCAATTGCGTCAATACATCTCTGTACCCATGTAATTTTTTGAAATCCTTCGCGATACGCACGTTCAATGTCCCACATGTCGTGGTACGGCTTGCCCACGCGGCCCAAATCCAGATTCACGGGCGCACCCGGACCGATGGATTTGGGGCCTTGATTTAAGCCTTTATTTTGAAATGAATTCCAAGCCATTGATTATTTACTCGGCTCCCAATAGGTATCCAAAAATTCCACAGGTCACTCCCGCAACGATAAAACCGACAGGCGGGTATATAAGGAAACTACCCAACGCACTAAACAGTATAAATGATGACATCAAGATATTCGCGAACATCCCTCGGTTCATCTTATTTTTTAAGAACATTATTAGTTTTGTCATGATGTAGTAAACTAGCGCAACTAATGGTCTACGATTGAAGACGGCTATCTTATGAGCGACTGGAAAAAAATCTTAGAGTTTCTTGAACCCAAGGAACCTGTGTTCTGTCCTGAGCAGCCGTCAATAAATCAGAGAGTTTTTTTAAGGACCAACTCGATTGAGGCGCTCTTTGGCGGCGCCGCTGGTGGCGGGAAGTCATCAGCGCTTTTGATGGCCGCCCTACAATACGTAGACATACCCGGGTACTCGGCGATTTTGTTCAGAAGAACTTTTGCCGACCTATCGCTACCTGGAGCGTTGATGGACAGATTCCGGTCGTGGGTCAGCAACTATGACGACGTCCACTGGAACAACAACAGTTTTGTTGCCACCTTTCCGTCTGGGGCGAGAATCTCGTTCGGTTACCTCAATAACGTGAACGATTACCTTCGTTATAAGGGTTCGGAATTTCAATTCATAGGGATGGATGAGGTCACGGAAATCAGGGAGTCCGACTATCGGTACCTATTCTCTCGTCTACGTCGCCCTGCAAGCGGACCCCTTTCAACGGTCCCCCTGAGGATGAGGTGTGCCTCAAACCCGGCCCCGAACTGGGTGCGACAGCGATTTATAGTTGAAGGCAAAGAAAAGGGCCGTATTTTCGTGCCTTCCCGCCTTACCGACAACCCTGGGATTGACGCCACCTCTTATAGGCAAGCCCTATCCGCCCTTGACCCCGTCGAAAGAAGGAGGCTGGAAGAGGGTGACTGGTGGTCGACCACTCTTGGAAGCATGTTTGATAGGACGTCAGTAGTTATAATAGATAATGAAGAAATACCCATTGCGGCCTCAACGGCCCGTGTTGTGAGATTTTGGGACATGGCGGCGACAGAGCCAAATCAGTCCACCCCCGACCCAGACTGGACTGTTGGTACATTGATGATGTTTGACCAAGGAATTGCCTATGTCTTGGATGTCAAGAAAAAAAGACTCAAAGCAGACAAAATCGAGCAATTTATTGCCCAAACCGCGTATGAGGATGGGCATGGCGTGGCGATTCGCATGGAACAGGAGCCTGGTTCGTCTGGCAAGACAGTCGTCGACCAGTTCGCCAGATACGTGCTGCCGGGCTTTGATTTTGGGGCAAATAGGGCAACGGGAGACAAAGTTACGAGGGCCCGCCCATTTGCGGCAGCCCTAGCCAACGGCAACGTGAGGGTACTCCGTGCTCCATGGCTAAGCGATTGGCTCGACGAATTGTCTTCATTCCCCGAGTCAGCCCCCCATGACGACCAAGTTGACTCAGCAACTGGGGCATTCAATTTTTTGACTGGATTGGGGTTGCCACAACGCCGAAAAGTCAGTATCGTAGTTTAACAACAATCACAATTACTACAACTACTAAAAGGGAAAAATGACGACTGTTATCGATATATCCGTATTTGAAAAATGGCGTGCCGACATTCTGGAGGTGGAGAACTTGCTTTGTTCTTATGCCGACACATGCCCAGAACTGACAGAAGCAGCAGAAATGTTGGCCCAGTTGAATTTAGTAAAACGAGACATGTCAGCGATGTATGACTCATTCGCTCACAGATTTGGTGTGCTTATGGGTAACAAGGGTCTAGTAGAAACTTCGTCTGGCATCACAATTGAGAAAAAAAGCGGTGCAGACAGAAAAAAATGGGAACATGGGAAATTGGCTTCGGCTGTTGCCGAACGTCTTTCCGATATGTCTGTGGATATGGACACCGGTGAACGCACCATGACGGCAGGTCAAATGGTTGAAAAGTTGCTCGACTATGCCGCGGTTTCCTATTGGCGTGTCGGCAAGTTGGGTGAATTGGGGATTAACCCTGATTCATACTGCGAGCAAGGCGATTACAAAACAAGCATCATTGTTCGATTAGGAGACAAAAACAAATGAACGATTTATATCAAAAACTTTCCGAGCAGTTCCCACGGGAAATGGAGCGCACCCTAAACAAGGGCGGTGCAAATCTTACTTATATTCCAGTAAGTGAAGTAATCAACCGTATGAACAAAATTCTCGGCGTGGAAAACTGGTCATTTTCAATCAAGGGCTACACGGAGATTGGGGACTCAATCGTGGCCCACGTCTCTGTTGTGGCCACAGTCAACGGCAATGTGGTCACTCGTGACGGTGTTGGCGGTCAAAAAATTAAACGCATTAAGGCCACTGGCCTTGCGGTTGATTACGGCGACGAGGTGAAGGGGGCAGTTTCTGACGCATTGAAGAAAGCGGTTCAGACTCTCGGTGTCGGTTTGTACCTTGCGAGAAGTGAGGATGCAATGGAGATGGAAAGCGTTATCGAAGCATCGAACACCCCTCCATCGGAACACGAAATAATGTGGGAGAACTTTAGAGGAATGTCAAAATCTCTTACCAAAATCCAACGCGAACAACTTGCAAAAGCGTGGACGGAAACATATGGGGATAAGCCAAAGCCAACATCTGCCTCAGATGTTGACGCTGATACTCTTGAATTTCTGGTGACACAAGCGGTTGCAGCCCAACTAGGAGCAACCGTTGTCGCAGAGCCAAAATAGCCCCCTGCTTCCACCGCCTCACCTTTCTCCAAGTTCACTGGCGACATTTGAGCAGTGCCCGCTTAAATTCAAGTACAACAAGATTGACTTAATACCCGACAAATCGGGCATAGAGGCGGTCATGGGTAACTTTGTTCATGACGTTCTGGAATCTCTCTACAAACTCCAGCCAGAGGAAAGAACAAAAGCATCAGCGAGAGATTTGGCGAGAGAAGTTTTCTACGGAGAATACGAAGAGCGAATCTTCGGTTTGCTCCATACGGAAAGTGCTGTCAAGAAACTGCGTTGGCAGGCATGGTTTTGTATCGACAATTTATGGAAGGTCGAGGACCCCACAAAGGTCCATCCAATTGGCCTCGAAAGTGAATTGAATCATCAACTTGGCGGCGTTGTCCTCAAGGGATTTATAGATAGGTATACAGACAGCAACGAAAATGGTCTTGTAATTTCTGATTACAAAACTGGAAAAACACCAAGGAAGGAATGGCTTTCCGACAAGTTTGAGCAACTGCGCATTTATGCAGCAATTATGCAAGAAACTCAACTTTTGCCAGTTTCTACTCTTGAACTTATTTACCTAAAAGACGGTGTAAAATTTTCCGAAACTGTCACCAAAAAATCTCTCGACGAAACTGTTGTGCGAATCAAAAGCATCAAGTCATCGATAGATGAGCGATGCGAAACCGGAATATTCGAAGCACAAACATCAAGACTTTGTGACTGGTGCTCGTATAAATCAATATGCCCTGAGTGGAACAAGTAGTCATGGGTTTTGTTTCCGATGATGAATTTGCGCGTCTCGTCTCCGAAGATGTAAAAAATAAAGTATCTGGGCGGCAAAGACAGGTTTTATTGGAGCGAGAAAATTGGAATCGCTGGCAACGAGCATTGCTCATGCTGATTGACAATTTACAAGAACAAATCGACAACCTTGAAATTGACCAGGAGTCAGACCAAAAACGTTTTGAATCGATGGGGGAAGACGGCCTGGTTCTGTTGAAGGAATCCAATTTTGCCTATACAAACAAAAAAACCAAGATTGAACGATTCAAATTTCACGTAAACAGGCGTCTTGATGATGTTACAAAAATTATCGAAACTGGTGCTACTGACAATGTGGGAAACGATTTGCTTTCGGTGAACAACGACGCAAACTTTTTCCGCAAAGCGATTATCAAACATCGCGAACTCCTACAGGAATACGACCTTGAGGAAACCGAAATAGATAGGGCGCTTTGGAAAACTTTGAACAATGAGTGGACATTTGGGGACATAAATGAAGGCAACCTGTAGTGAGATACAGGAGCAAGAAAAAAGAAGAAGAATACAAAATACGTAGACCCTTGGTGATAAAACTTTTAGAGCAGTACCCCCATTGCCAGGCCTGCGGGGTATTTGCGGCCCATGACGGCAAGGTTACCTTTCAGCAAAACCCCTCTCAAGATATTCACGAATTAGTGCGACGCTCCCAGGGTGGCTCAATCCTTGACGAGACCAATCTTTTGGCGGTGTGCAGAAAATGTCATGACAGAATTGGCAGGTACCCACAATTGGCTTTTGACCTAGGACTTTCAAAGCATCACTGGGACGATACGCCGAAGGGGTAATGTTTGGCCCGTGAATGACGCGGCCCTCTTGCCACCCCCGAAACTAATGGGATTGGACCTCTCCCTTACATCAACTGGAGTCAGTGTTGGAGAAAACACCTTCACAATTAAGCCCAAAACCAAGGGGGTCGAGAGGCTCGTCGAGGTATCCGAAAAGGTCCTCGAATGTGCCAGTAGAACAAATCCGATAGCAGTGATTGTTGAGGGCTATTCGTATGGTTCAAAATTTTCCAGAGCACATGCCCTTGGAGAACTTGGCGGTTCGGTCAAAATGATGCTTTATAAATCCGGATTTAAAATTGTTGAGGTTCCTCCAAAATGCAGGGCCAAATTTGCAACCGGGAATGGCAATTCTGGAAAACTTGATGTTTTGGCTTCCTTGCGAACTATTGCTCCCGCAAAGTTTTTTGAAAAGCATGACGACGACGAGTGCGACGCTTGGGTGCTGGAACAAATGGCATATGCGGAAATTGGAGAATCCCCATATAAGTGGTCCGATGTGCAAATGTCGGCACTAGATAAGGTAGATTGGGCTCCACTATACGACGCACTAAAGGGAAGTAAACCATGGTCAGAACTGCTCCCATAAGCCAAGTCCAAATCGAACAAGAATTATTGCGCATGATGGACTTGCTCGAAAGCGAAACAGAAGCATTTGAAAAACTTGCCGAGGATGCAGCCAAAAAAGAAGCGCAGTTTAAAGCGAATTGGGCCAAGGAATATCTTTCCGCAAAAGGCTCAATCAAGGAACGCGAAGCGTGGGCAGATTACAAGATGGCCGACTTAAATTACGATTACAAAATAGCGGAAGCGCTAGTTAAGTCCAAAAGAGAAAAATTAATTTCGCTAAGAACATCGATGGATTCACTCAGGACATTGAACGCAAACGTCAGGGTTCAGGTATGAACAATATTCATCCGTCGCTTGAACCAATGTCTTTCCCTATCGAGCAATTGGCCCATCTTCAGGACAATCCAAGAAAAGGAAATGTCGAAGCAATTGCGGCTTCATATCGGGAATTTGGTCAGGTTAAGCCAATAGTCGCCAAAATGAATACGGATGGGAGCGCAACAATAATTGCCGGAAACCATCAAGTCATGGCAGCGAAACAACTTGGGTGGGACAAAATAGCGGTTGTATTTCTTGACGCAGACGACAAGAAGGCCATTGCTTATGCGCTCGCCGATAACAGGACGATGGAACTTGGCCATACCGATGAGGATATTTTGCAAAAACTTTTGGCAGAAGTTTCGACCGACTACAGCGAACTATGGGATGGTCTTGGTTGGGATGAATTTGAGATGGCCGCCATGGACGAAAGAGCAGTCGTTAAAGCCAGTGACGCTTTGACAAATTCGACATACGTGGCTCCAGTAATGACCGGAACTCCGCAGTCCCACTACACCGACATGGAGAAACAAATTTCATCTCTCGCCGCAACAGACGAACAAGACGGGGAAGACAAATTAATCGCCCCAAGCGGCGTTGACCAATCAGATGTGGCAATCCGCGGTTCTGGTGTTGCCCTGCCTGGCTCGCAACCCAAGGCAATTGTTTCAGTGCAGGTCGTATTCGATTCACCCGAGCAACAACGCAAATGGTATGACTTTGTCCGTTGGTTGAGAAATGACCCATCGATAGACGGGAACACAACTGCTGAAAGATTAATTTACTTCATCGACTCACATACGAACTCATGAGTAGACAGAGACTTTTTCTTGACATAAATTGTGTCGACGCGGCAAGACAGAGAATTCGCCATGTTTACGACACATTCGACACAGTTTGCGTTCAGTTTTCTGGCGGCAAAGACTCGACTGCAGTCTTGTTGCTGGCGAAAGAAATACACGAAGAACGAAACTTGGGCCCTGTTAAAGTTATTTTCAGAGACGAAGAAATGGTCAGCCCGTTAGTAATTGATTACATTAATTACATCCGAGAACTTCCATGGGTGGACATGGAGTGGTACTGCATGCCGCAGGGCTCAGAAGTCTGGGTTCTTGGTAAGAGGGAATCGATTATTCTGTGGAGCGAGATTCGCAGAAAAGAAGGACGTCTTGCCAGAGAAATCCCTCCGTTTGCGATAACGGCAGAGCACTTTGGGCTTCCACCTGGCAAGCCACCGCCAGAAATAATTGACTATTACACCATGCAGGGGAAGGTCGGCAGCACGGCTTTTATTACTGGCGTTCGCGCTTCGGAGTCGATGCTTCGTTATCGCTCCCTGGTGCAAAAACTTCACGAAAATTACATTGTCACTCCATATAAATCCAAAAAAGGCATACCCTTAAAATTTGCAAAAGTCATTTATGACTGGCAAACAGCAGACGTATTCAAGTTCATAATCGAAGAACACAATTTTCGCTACTGCGAGTACTACGACCGAGCCGCGATTACCGGCAGTAATACGCGAGTGGGAATCCCTCTCCACGGAGTAGCCATAAGACGCCTGGGGGACGTCATCGCAACAGAGCCAGAATTCTACGATGTTTTGGTTCACTGTTTTCCTGAAATAGATGCTCAGCGTCGGTATTGGTCTGTTTACGATTACGACAAATTAATTAAGCAATATGCAGAAAAAGGCTTTGATGGGGTTAAGCAATTCATCAACGACTTTATGATGAATGAATTCAAGGCCGTAAGGGCGAAAGCATTTGTTGCAGAATTTAGAAGAAAACATGCGGTTGACCCGCATTCATACACTATTTATTCTTTGATTTATCAAATGTTCATGGGTGCGATGCTTCACAGCGTTGCCGTATCACCAATTGGTCCAAAAACAAAATCACACTCAGTCAGAGCGATTGAGGAAATAGAAAGCGCAGATGTGAACGATGGAAATTAGCCTTATCCCAGTAGACGATTTAAAAAAAGGCAGTTGGCACTCAAATCAGATATTAAAGCCAGACCTAAAATCGCTTGCTAAATCAATAGCGGACTTTGGTTTCATTTCGCCTTTAACGATAATGAAGAAAGATAACTCCGTTATTGATGGGTATCACAGATGGATGATTGTCAAGGAAAGTGTTGAACTTAGAAAAACCATTACAGAAATACCTTGCGTATTGATTGATTGTGATTCGCTTGACGCCGCCATGATGCACCTAAGACTGAACAGGTCGAGAGGCTCGCTCGTTGCCCACCGAGTTTCCGAAGTGGTAAAAACACTGGTTCGTAGCAAAAAATACACAGAAGGTGATTTCAGGCAACTTCTGTCCATGTCGGTGGATGAACTTGATGTATTGCTTGACGGAACGATTATTAAACGTGTAAATATCTCCGAGCACAAATACTCGCGAGCATGGGTTCCTATCGAGGCCCCCAAAGGTGCGGTCGACAATTTCACCGCAGAAAAGCCACCGAATCAAGATAGGTAATTTTTTGACGCTTCAATAATGGTAAGATTTTGGTATCGCAAGTGTTCGTATTTGTGATATGTCTTTACACGAGGAGTCTTAAAATGCCAGGTACAGAAATCGGTGGCGGAGAAGGTGGCGTCGCGGGAAGAATTAGACGTGGAGCATCCCGTGGAGTTGAACGTCTTCAAAGAACAGGTAGAGCAATTTTGGACCGTTTCCGCGGGCGTCGCTAAAGCCTCACCGTTTTCAAAATTGAGAGGTTAGTCGAATGCTAGTTACTCTTGCCAACCTCACGACCTACATGGACATAACGCTGTCCCCGCGACAGCAAGACGCAGCAGAAATGATTCTTCAAGGTTTGCAAAGCGAACTTGAAACTCATCTTGGTCGGCCCATAGAGGTCACGACATTCACGGACGAAACACACATCCTTGAGTCATCCCATGTAAATATTCCCTTGGGTTCATACTTCTATAACCAGGGGCTTGGGCTCGGCGAATCCGACGCAAACGGTGTCATTTCATATTCTCAACCACCAAGCACAATCTATTTAAGACAAACACCATGCGCTTCAGTTTCTAGGGTAACTATCAGCGGACCAACTCTTGATAATAAAGTTTTAGGGGAAGCCTTTAAGCGAACAGCGACAATAACTGCAGCGTCAACTCAAACAGCCGCTATCACCGGAGCGGTTAAATCGGGGAGCAATGTTACATATACCGCGACAAATACATTTGCAGTTAACGACATGGTTACCGTTACCGGCATCACGCCATCAGGGCTCAACTGCACTTCAAAAGCGATAACTGCCAGAACCGGTTCGACATTTACAATTTCAAATGCGGCGGCGACTGGAACCTACGCTTCTGGCGGTTCGGCTGCCGGTGGTGTTGCTACATATACGGCATCCAATCACGGAATAACTCTTGGACAAACAGTTACCGTTACGGGTATAGTTCCGACCACTCTTAACTTGGGCGCAAAAATAGTTACTGCTGTTACACAAAATACTTTCAGCGTTGCATCATCTGGCGCTTACGGAACATACGTGTCTGGTGGAAGCGTAATTGCAAACGGGGGGGACTATACGGTTAGGCGATACGGAATTGACATTTATACGGGTTACGCAAATGACGTTGTCAAAATTACGTATTCCGGTGGCCTGGATGGCACGAACATAAAAATGTTTAAGTTGATGATTCTTCGTGCAGCAACTAGAGAAATGACAAACATGCACGATGACGTAGTGGGTGTAAAAGACCTCAATCCACGAGGGGTGGCTGTTACAGAAACAGGATTCCTAGAAACCGAATTGATGGCCATGAAGAAATACTCAAGAAGAAGAATTGGATAATTTGTGTCCGAACTGCAGGTAAAAATGAAAGTCAAGACCGAGGGTCTTGGCGAGATGAAGGACGAACTAGATGCTATTGGCGACCGAATGGACGACCTTCGCCCAGTGTGGCCAAGGGCCAATGCAAGTTTGAAAAAATATTTAATAGAGAACTTCACCGCTCAAGGTCTCCCTGTCGGAGGATGGAAACCCCTCAGCGCCGAGTATGGTTCGTGGAAGTCATCCCGTTTTCCCGGAGCGCCACTGCTTGTTCAAACGGGCGCACTGTTCGAGAAAGTTGCCGGCGGCCCAGAAATTGACGGTGGCAAACGTAGTGCCTCTTTTGCGTTTAGTGGAGACATTGCCAAGTTCCACCAATACGGAACCACGAAAATGCCCAAACGAGAAATTATATTTTCGCCAGAACTCTGGGAGCAAGAGGTTGCGGAAATGGTCCAAAATTACATAATTGACGGAATAGTCTGATATGACAAATTATTTAATGCATGGGGCGCATTTTGCCAAAAATTATGTTTCTGATTACTTGAGAGACGATTTGCCCCCGAGGATTATCAGGTACAGAAATGGTTGGAATCTTTCCAGTACGGAACTTCCCACCCCAGAGAAATTTTTTTCTTATGAGCCCTTGGCTCTTGACGCATGGCCGACAGTCATTACTGTCGCTATCTCCACTACCGATTTTGAGCGCATGGGGTTTGATGGGCCGGACCCCCTATACCGAGTCAATTACTCAATGAGAACTTACGTGTGGTGCAGGGCTGTGGGTCCAGAAGAAGCCACAATTGCCAGAGACAGGCTCACATCCGTGGTGCGTTCAGCGCTTCTGGATTATCCGTGCCTTCAGGCTGTTGACCCGCGCGAGACATTTCAGGCAAGGGTTGACGAAAATACAATGCGAGAAGAATTTTCGGAGATAACTCTCTTAAAAGGCGAAAGAGTTTTATGCGGTGGGTATGTCGGATACACGCTGGGAATTAACGAGGTTGTCACCCGTCAAGATATTGGAGAAATTCAGGGCATCGAATTGGCGGTTTCTCAACAGGGTGTGTCTGACAATAATTTGACGAACAGTACCTGGAATCAGATTCATACTGTCGAGTAGTGAATAATGAAGTACAATCTATTTGCGCTTAACGAGGAGTTTTAAATGTCGCATTTGTTCATCATCGTCGAAGAGGGAAAATATTCCGGAATCGACCCAACAGCAACTGTTGTAAAAAACAAGACACTGGGGCCCTTCTACGTTAATGAAGACGGTTCATGGCTGCCAAGCATGGGTGTAGCGGCAATTGACGCATCCTGCAAATTGTGCGCAAAAGGAATCGAAGAAGGAAGCCTGGAAGTCCTACGTTCGCCATCCGAGACAAATTCTCTAAAATCTAAATTAAAAAATGTTCCGGAGTCAAAAACCGAAGTAACGCAAACAGTTGCATCGGCAGAGGACAATGGTTCGGTACAATAGAACCAAATAAGCGCGTTAATTTCCCAGTAGTGAGGAAGGTGTCATGGTAGGCGTAAACATCCAAACAGCAGTCAGAGTCGGTCCAAACGCAGCAACGTCTGTCGAGACCTCACAGTTGTTCGCGGTCGGCTTTGCAGCCCGAGGCCCAGTGAACACGGCAAAATTGGTCACCAGTCTTGAAGAATTTGAAGATATTTTTGGTGGATACAACAACGCTTATTTGCACCCAGTAATCGAATCCTTCTTTGAAGAGGGCGGAACTCGTGCCTGGATTGCTCGTGTTGCTGACTCAGCAGCCACAATCGGTTCGCTTACTCTCACTGCCGCAGGTGCGGGCGGTGCGTCCTTAATTAATATCGCCGCAAATGGTCCTGGCGCATGGAGTTCGCAAATCACCGTGCAGACAGTCAACCCGGGTACTGGTGGCAGCGATTTCATTATCAAGATTTTTGACAACGGCAGTCTTGTTTACTCAACAGGAAACTGCACGACGGTAGCGCAGGCTGTTGGAAGAATTAATTCAAGTTTCCGAGCATCGAGAATTGTCCTGGCGACAAACGTTGCAGGTACTGCAGTTACTCTTCCAGAAAACCAAGCATCACCAGTTGCCCTTTCTGCTGGAACTGCTGACAACTCAGCAAACGTTACGACATCAAACCACGTGACAGCGCTTGACCTTTTCCTTGAGTCTTACGGAACGGGTGTTGTTGTTGCAACGGATGTTGTTCACAACACAATGAATGCGGCGCTCGCAACACATGCAAATGCAAAAAACAGAATTACATTCCTCTACGGCGGTTCCGCCGACAGCATTGCTACAGCAAAAGCAGCAGGAAATGCGTTGGCTTCCGGAAACAGCAACGCCGAGCATGTCGCATACTTCTACCCTTGGGTTTTTGCACCAACATCAAACGCTGGCGCAAATAGACTCATTCCACCTGTTGGTTACGCCGCAGCAAAAAGAGCGGTTGCGCACACCCAAGTGGGCGCCCACAAACCAGGTGCTGGATTAATTTCTGTTGCACAATTTGTTAACGGAGTGGCCACTGACATCGACAAGACAAACGGCGATGCTTTGGACGAAGCATTTGTTAATGCAATTCGTGTTATCAACAACACGATTCGTATCTACGGTGCGCGTTCAGTGTCACCAGACATCTCCAACTTCCGCTACATCACGGCGCAAGATGTTGTCAATCAGATTGTCGTTGAAGCCAACCGTTCACTTGAGGACCTTATCTTCAGCGTCATCGATGGCCGAAACACCGTATTTGCGGCAGTCGAATCAAAACTGTTCGCAATCCTTGAGCCACTACGTGCTAACGGAGCGTTGTTTGAAGCATTCGACGCAAACGGTAAGAGAATCGATTTCGGTTACACGGTCAAATGTGATTCAGGGCTTAACCCAGTTACACAATTGGCAGAAGGCCTCGTAAAGGCCAGAGTCGGCGTTCGTGTATCGAGCGTTGGCGACAAAATCGAAGTAGATATCATCAAATCAAACCTGACCAAGTCAGTCGTTTAGTAAACGGAGGGTAATAAATCATGGCAAAAGTATCCCAGAGGCAAGTCCTTGCAAAAGTGGCACCGCACGGCGGCGCAGCACAAGCAGACTTGCCAAAGTTTGAAACCTTCCTATTTGCTCAAGTTTCGGGCGGCGAAATCACTGCTTCCGTAGAGAAAATCTACGAGGGCGGCAAGTCATCACCGACAGTTTTGTGCGCACCATTCGATATTGGTGACATCACACTTACGGCGCATTACGACGATGACAGAGTTGCATCAGACACGAACACCGGTTTGGCCGCGAAGATTGCCAAACTGCGTGAATATGTGGGCAAGGCCTACTATGACATCACTGTCGAGACGTATGACTGTGACCTCAAGAAGCCAGGTCTTGACCGTATTTACTCAAAGGCCCTTCTTGTTGGTTTGACCGAGCCAGACGGTGACTCATCCTCCGGTGCTCCTTCAACCTTTGCGCTGACCTTCTCGGTATCGACGGTTGCCAGTAAGTAAATTTTAATAACAATTTACAACTGAGTGCGCAATGTTGTGTGCTAAGTTCTGTTCATGAGCAACAACGAACTATACACATCATCAGAAGATTCCGATAAAAAGCCTACAAAGGCGCCCGCAAAAACAATTGCAAAAGACGAACCAACGTTGCTTTCGCAGTTGACTGAAGCGATTAAGCGCAAGGTGGAGCGAGCCGAAGTTTTGCTTTCCGTGCCAGAACGCCCGGGGGTAAAACTAATCATCAGCCCAAACATCACACAGAATCAAATTAGAAACTGGAGAAAGTCATCGGGCGAAGACAGCAAGGCCGGCATGGACGCTTTGCGTTTTGCTTGCTTGGTGGTCGGCTCAACGACTAAGGGAATGATTTTCGGAGAAGAAGAAGTCCGAGACCAAGACGGAAATGAACTTACATTTGCGTCAGATTCGATTCTCGAAATGACAGAAACAACACGCCCACAACCAGACTGCGTGAGAGCATTCTTTGGAGTTGACCCGCACATCGAGTCTGCCGCTGTGGCGATTTTGGAAGCAGCCGGTTATTCCGATGCTGTTGACACCGAGGATTTTACGAAGGAGTCTTCGACGAATTAGTCGAAGATTCCTTAATCGTCAACGCTGCTCGCTTGGGCGAGTTGTGGGGCACTAGTCCCCTGGAAATCCTAAATGTATCAACGGAGCACTGGCTGGTGCTTATGGCATGTGCTAAAGTGGTATCGAACGACCGCGAGCGAGAACGGCGCGAACGCTAGAAGTAGCACTCCACTCCGCCCGAGTCACCAAGAAGGATTAAACAAAATCCCTCGTAACGACTTAGGACATAATGAAAGCAAGAGCCGAACTACACGTCTCGACCGTCAAGGACGAAGGCCCAACAAAGTCAACCGAGAGGGTAGACGAACTTGGCGACCATGCGACCAAGACAAATATACGCCTTCGCGCAATGGGTGCGGGCGCAAAGAAAGCAAGCAAAGACCTTTTAGCACTTGCATCGTCATCCCTGATTGCAGGCGGCGCACTAAAATCAGTCAGTAAACAAACCGACACATTCCAGCGTGTTGTTTATTCGGGTACAAAAATGCTCAGGTCGATGGGCGGTGTGCTGCAAAAATTTCTAGTCAGCGGCCTAAAAATGGCAACCGTATCAATTGGTGCCATGGGTTTGGCTTTGGTGGGTATTCACGCATTATTTGTTGCCGGAAGGTTCCTGGTGAAGTCATATCACGTCGCCCTTCAAGGTCTGGCTGGTGTCGCTGCTGGCGCGACTGTGGCCATGGGTCTCTTGAGTGCGGCAATGCGAGAACAACAGGCTGCGACATTTGCCTATACAGGAAAAAACAATAAAGAATTTGGCAGCGGCCTCAATCAAGTCAGAGTGAACATGCGCGGATTGGCAATGGACACGGAACTAGCAGGCGCCGGCGCAGAAGCACTAAGCAAAGTTTACGCAGAGATTGCAAAAGGCAAGTCTGGATACATGGGGGGAAGTAAAACCCTACTCAAAGACCTCGGAGATTTTGCCAGCGCAGGTCAGTCGATGGAGGAGGGCTTACTAAAAGCAGCAAAGGTAGTTAATGCAATTCAGGACCCGAAGACTGGTCTTGGTGGTATTCAGGCTGCCTTTAAAGAAATGGGCCCTGCTGCAGTCGAAGCATTGAAGAAGGCGAAAAAAGAAGGCATCAATACAAAGAAAGAATTTATTGAAGCAATGAAGAGTGGAAAACTTTCTGCTCTTGGTGGTGTTACTGGACAAATGGAAGCAGTGAATGGCACCTTAATGGGTCAGTTCAAAAAATATTTTGCTCTTCTGAAGGGACAATTTGCGGACTTTGGACAACAGTTTTTGCCGCAAGCAAAAGTTGCTTTGGAAAAAATCTACAGAATTGTAAGTAAAACGCTAAGTCAAACTTCTGGCGCTGTAGCCGGATGGGAAAAAAGCGGCGGTTTTGTAGACATTCTGGTTAAGGGAGTTCAGAAAATATCTGATTTCTATGTACGACTGATTCAAGATTACCTTCCTAAATCTCAAGGCATGTTTGACAGACTTGGTCAATGGTGGGACAAATTTAAAGAAGGATGGAGCGAAATAGTAAGGACTCTTAAGCCCTTCATAGAAGGTGCCCGAGTCATGGAAAAGATGTTTGGAAATGCTTGGCGTCCAATCTGGGCAGAAATAAAAGGGGCATCGGAAGAGTTCAATCGAATAACTCAAAAAAATCGTGCGGATTTTGCAAAATTAGGCACAACCATTGGGGAAACTGTTGCTGAGGTTCTAAAAGTAATGCGGATATTCCAAGAAATAATTGGAGAAAACCTTCCGTTCATCAACAACATGATTAGGGGTTTGAAGGTAATCGTTGAGCAATTCAGCCGAGTATTTGGTTTCCTAAAAAGTTTACCTGGATTTGATGGTCAAGCAGCAATGGCCTTAATGATTGCCATGGCGCGAGGAATGAAGACAGCACGAGGAACCGTTGTCGACAATAACAAATTAACCCAACAGATGAATGTGCAGGCAAGAAGTGTAAGTATTATCGGTGCCGTACAGGGCGCGTACCAAGGTTTCAAACTTGGTTCAAATCCCGCCATCGCTGGCGCCACCGGAGGATTCGGGCCACTAATTGGTGCTGGAATTGGTGCGGGCGCCAAGAGCGGAGCGATGGGCCCAGAGGCAAAAGCACTTTGGGAAAAGTCATACCCATATATGAGAGCCGCCAACGCATTGACCGGGGGCCCAGACAAGGTCGGCGGAGCAGCGGGTGCACTTGGTTTGACTGGTGCGACGGGTTCTGCTACTTCGGCCATGTCGGGTGTGGCGAGTTCAGCGTCAGCCGCATCGGCGGCATTAAGCGGGCTTGCCAGCAGCACTGGTGGAGTGAGACCTCCTGGGGGTGGAGTACCAGGTATGCCACGAGGAGGAACCACCACAACGCCAAGTGGGCTGATTTTGCCTGCCGGCGCGGTAGTTCCGCAAAGACCGTTAACCGTTCCACAACAACGCCTACAAGACCGACGATTGGCGCATCAATTAGCAAGAAGCCAAGCCGCACGTGCTGCACTTGCGTCGTCAACCCCAGCGACCCCGCAGACCCTCAGGCAAAGACTAAGCAACCTAAAACAACAAGGTGCAACGAGCGCCTCAGCCATGAAAAAGATTGTTGCCGGAAGAGGCTCTGGGACGTCGACTACCCCCAAGAAACATTTCAGCCTCTCCAGCAGAGCGATTGGCGCAAACATCATGGCTCAATCGAACCAAAGAAAAGCGGACAAAGACGCAAGGGGCGGTGGAAAATACAAGATGGACGGAATGGTGGGAGGCTTCCTACTACAACAAGGTCTATCAAAACTTTCGAATAAAGTTGGCGACGAGGATATAAAGGGCGGTTTGGGTCTTGCTTCGTCCATGGCCCTATTCAGTCCAAAACTGGCTTTGGGTATAGCGGGTGGAACATTTGCAGCAAAGAGTTCAAACATGGCCCTTGCCGCTGGTGGCGGTGCGTTGGCTGGTGCGCAAATTGGCAAATCGTTTGGGCCAATGGGTACCGCCCTTGGTGCAGCGATTGGAACTCTGACTGGCGTGATTATGGCGCCACTTAATGCCCTCAAAGCAAAACGCAAAGAAGCAAAAGCAATGGTCGATGGTTTTTTTGAAGACACCTTTGGAAACTTCATGGTGAGCATGGCGAAAAAGGAATACGAAGCAAGGCAAAGAGGTGAAACAGAGACCACCGTCACGGAATCTTTGAGAGAAGAAACAGCAAAATACGAGAGAATGGCGGCGATAGGCAAAAGGGGAGCAGATAGGGGAGGTAAAAAAACCGGAAGACTAAGTTTTATGGAGGAAGTGTTTAGAGGCGCTGCAGTAGGTGGAACAGCGGGAGCGGCTGGCGGACTTGCAATCGGCCTTGGGACGACCGCTGCTACAGCCGGGATAGGTGCTCTAGCCCTCCCACTTTTTGTGGCGGCACTCGGTGCCATTGGTGCCGGAGTAGGTGCCATAGCAGGTGCAGGCAAATTTGGGCTTAACAAATTGACAGACAGGTTTGGCGGCGCAAGCAAAGAACAACAAGAAGACCGAAAGATAAAGAGAGAAAGCCTTAACGAAATTTTTGCTGCAGGCGGCATGAGTAAGGCCCAATACGAGAAACTTACTTCAAAACGTAAACGAAAATTTGCTAGAGACGAAGAAATGGACGACGACCTTGTCGCCTCGTACCTCAAAGAATTTGAAACCAAAACAACGACCATGACAGAAGCCATGAAAACAGTCAACACCACCATGACTGCGCGAATTGACGAAATAGAAGCCATTACCGGCATGAGTGAGGCGCAAGTGGTGGCCGAGGCTCAAAGACTTGGGATAAATTTGGGTGACCCTTTCGCCGACTTTATGGGTCAATTAGAAGAATTTGGCGCCCTGACAATCAAGACTGCAGCACAAGTCGACCAGGCGATAGCAACGCTAATGTCTAACGTAATTTCAACTAATTTTGATACAGCAATTAAGCAACAAAATGCACCATTGATTTACGATGAAAAGTTGAAGAATTTTAGACAGGATTTCGACGCATCAGGGTCCACGGAAATTAGCGCAGAACAAACAAAGTCTCTCTTTGAAACGGCGTCCGTCGAATTAGCAAATGCATACGGTGGCGATACGACAAAGGGCGCTTTTGAAATGTTGCGCCAAATTGGCTCACCAGACGGCCTTGCTTTTCAAGAAATAAATCCAAAAACAGGAAAGAGAAATCCACTAGGTGGTCTCGGAGATTTGGTTTATTCGGGTCAAGGTGGAGAAGCGGCAACAAAAACTGTTAACGATATAAAAAAGGGTCTTGGTGACACAGCCGCCAATCAACTAGGTGCAATTCTTGCAAACAACAACATGTCGTTGGGCAAGGATGGATTGGCAGGTTTTAAGAAACAATTTGCCGCAATGAGTATTGACGAACAAGAATCAATAATGAATAGATTGCAAATGTCTGACGAGGACGCCGAAAGACTCGGTAGCGGGGGAGTTCAACAATTTCTTGCCGATATGGGAATTAATGAACAGGCTATAGCGATTGACGAAATGAGTGCAGCATTCACTTTGGCAAAAACAAACGAAGAAAAATCAGCGGCACTCCTCTTGGCAGAAAAAGACGTCGTCGAGGGAATGGCCAAATTCTTTGGACCAAATGCTTCGAATCCAGAATGGTGGACCACGGCGGCTTTGAGGGAATTGTTTATTGAGGCGGGAATTATCAAAGAACCAGATACGTCAACGCCAAGAGGCAAGGGAATTGGCGATACGACAAGTTCTAGATTGTCTAAAACCCTTGAACGTCACAGCGCAATGAACAACATGATTTCCGGTAAACGCACAATTACTTCGGCGTTCAGAACCAATAATCTTGGGTCAATTAATTCGGACCATGTGACCGGCAGGGCGTATGACCTTGTCGGCAATCAACTCGGCATGTACAAGACGACCGTAGAACGACAGGGCGGGTTTGCTGAGTTCCATGGCGGTTCACAAAATAGACACCTTCATGTCGTCCCTGGCCCTGGGGGTCCAGCCGGAGACGCAACAAACCCATACAGAACCGCACCGCAAACAGCCATGTCTTCATCATCGCCAGTTCAGGGAAATGGCGCAATCACCCTGACTCTGAACGTAAACGGAATTGGAATCAAAGAAGCGATACCACAAATCAAAGCGGAACTTGAACGCTCCATGTACGAATACGCCAATAGGAGTTAATTTATGGGTTTCCCAAAATCTTTTCCATATGGAGGACCACAAGAAGTGCTCCTAGAAACAGACTACGTTCTTTTGAACTTAAACTATCCTTTGAAGGCGTATTTTGGGCAGGTGCCCATTTGCTACAGGCATGTCAACATACAAAACAGAAATAACCCCACGCCCGTAGGCGACGCCGACGACCCTCCGTACTATATTTTTGGATTTGGAAGAGCGAATTTACCTCCCCCAAAGGTCTACTCAAAAGAAGATGACCCCAACGGTTACAAAGCCGCCAACCAACGCAATTCTTACAGTGTTGCAAGGGGAATGTTTCCAGATGTTCTCAATATAGGTACCGAGAAAAAGGGTACTGGCTACACCGGGAGTGATATTAATGACATTACTCGAAGCCCCCTGGGAACCAGACCGATAATACTTAAAAAAAGAGGTTATTTGGTAACCGAAGGTCTTGTAAATGAGAACACCTATGTACTTGCCGCAGTACAAAACACGTACATTTACCCAAACACCCCCATAGAAGAGGTGGCACGATTGTTCTTGAGGTACCAAAATGCCGAGACAGAGTCAGACAAACTAAAATTTATTATTAAAACAAGTAAGCGTCCCGAAAGCCAAGGAGGAACCGGAACTTCAGAACCAATAGAAACACTTGAGGAATTGGCGCGGTTATTTCCAAAATACTTTGCGCTTAACGAATTGCAAAACGCAGTCAAATTGTTGGAAATAAGTGGAGTTACCGACATGTCGGATGTGGCGCCACCCAAATATCGTAAATACTTTATTGACGGCGAATGGTACACCGTTAGCGCCAACTACGCAGGTCTTTGGAAAACACTCAAAGACAGAGGACTAAGTGAATCGGCAATTCGGAGAGAACTTCTTGACGCAGGATTCACGTCCGAACAGGTAGACGAAGTAAGAAAACCTCCCGCGGAAGATAATCCAATCGTAGTTGCAGCCGCAGTTGCAGGCACAGTCGCAGGTGCAGGGACGAGCGTGGGAACCGGGGGTGCCACTTCTGCTAATGGAACCAAGTGGACAGGTCCAGAGGGCTACAAACTCGGAAGTATTCAAAATATAACCGTGCAAAGAAGCAGAAACGTCTTCTTCACCACAGAGGAGTCTGAAGTCCTATTGAGAAATGGGGGCAAGGCTTTATCGAATACCAGGCCAATCATGTATCAGGTGTACAGGGCCCCAGGAAGCCAGAGTCCGATAATAAATCAATATCAATTTGATTTAGCCCCTAACGAAATTCAATACGGCGGATTTGGCGGGGAATGGGCGACTGTTGAAAGGTCTGGTGGATTTCCACTTATTGATTGGAAAAGTTTCAAATTGCTTCAAATTTCTTTTTCATTTGTTATTGCAGCCAAAGCCGGCCTCGGTCTGACAGCAGACGGACTCGAAATTCCGGTAACCGACCAAATAAAACAACTTCAATCAATGGCACAAACCCCTTTCCCAGTTTTGTTTTATGGCTTTGATGACCTTCTTATGAGTCAATTTAGGTATGACGGGCAGGGAAATGCACGAGGCGTACAATTTGTTATTCAAGACCTATCTATCGCTTCTACGCGGAGAAATGCAGCCATGGAAATAACTAGAGCAACAGCAAATATAACGCTTCAGGAAATTCCCATTGAAAGGCAACAACTTATTGGTATGCCCAGATTGGTACATAAACCAACCGTACCCGAAAAACCAGTTATCATCACCGAACCAGAGTACGGATTAGGTTCGGACTCGTTGACTACACCACCCAATACAGAGGTGGATTATTCAAACAATAATGGAGCCACAAACTAATGAGTGATGTGGGCGGCCAAATTGTTCAAATGCAAGGCATGGAACGTGAAGTTCCAATTGTTTTTTTATTCAACTCGGGCACACAGCCCAATCAAACATCCATAACCAAAATGATGAACAACATAACCAAGGTAAGCGTAAGTTATGCGTTTGGGGCATCGACGGCGGTTACCTTTGAAGTTGTGGACCCCGGCTTTGAATTCACAAGACAGAACTACTTTCAACCAAGACAAACCTTTATCTACAAAAGTCATAATTTCAATGAACTTGCTACAACTAACGCTTATGCCCGAGAAAATTACGTTGGATATTTCATGGAGGTGGCAGACGTTTCCATAAATCAGGGTCCGGGCAATTCCCCGGTTATCAGAATTTCTGGATACACCAAGGCCATTCAACAAATGAAACGAGACAGAAAACCAGGAGTCGTCAAAGGGGCAAATCATAATTTTGTCATAAATGCTGCAAAAAAATATGGTCTTAATTGCGTAGCGCAGGAGACGTCAAAGGACAAAGATATAACATCCGCCGACGGAGAAAAGATGGCAGACAGTCTTTGGGACGTTCTAACAAGACTTGCGGGGGAATCAAAAGATAAAAATAAAAATCCTTATCAAATTTTCGAGATGGACGGAACTCTATATTTTGGGACTCAACAATGGCTTATGTATAAGCGCGGAGTCGACAGTTATGAGCACACCACATTCGATAAAAAGAAAAAAAAGAACGTCACGACGACACGCTATGTTACCCATTTGCATTATCCAGCAAGAACTGTTAACGGGGAAAAAGATACGCGGTTTATTTTAATGCAGATTCCGAGTATGCATAAAGCAGAAAACGACCCGCTCGAAGGAGATGGGAGTTGCATAGTCGACAGAACCAATGGCGTTCGACTTCGTCCGGGAATGACGGTGAATGTGGCTGACGTGCCTTGGCACTCAGGAGATTTTTTAATACAATCTGTTGACTTTGATGAAATGGTGGTCGACCCAGTAGCGGTTACGTTCGCGACACCGCCAAGGGCTAACCAGAAGCAGATTAAGGAGATAGATGTTGGTACAATTTATCCAGGGTCTGTCGATTGGGCAACGGTAGAGGGTCTATACGCTCCCAACCCAAAACCGAAATATACGACGCCGCAACCAACTCAAGGAAGTACGCCAGTTTATGAATAAAATTAGTTACATAAATACACAAAAATCTTCTTCCCATCCGACTGCTGTTGGTGGGGTGTATGAGGGCATCGTCAAGTCATTCAAAAACGGCCTCGCAACCGTAACTGTAAAACAACTTGAGTGCACTTATTCAGAAGTAAGATTTCTTGGCAATTCAACAAGGGGAAAACTGAAAAAGGGAGACCAGGTTCTATGCACTTTTATCGACAACGAACTAAGCACTCTTTACATTATTGGAGCGTACAGCAAGTCGCTTGACACATTTGTCGGCAAAGAAAAGTACAACGCTTTAATCGATGCCCTCATAAGTCAAATTGGCATTACCGGCGCTGCCCTAACCACTTTTAATGCGCTTAAGCAGAATGATTAATTTATGGACACTTTAAAATTTCCCATCAGGTTTACCGTGGGTCGACAGATTGAAAAAGTAAAAGATGGAACAGATGATTTTATTCGTCAACTAATAAGCGTGTGTATTCTCACTGAACCATATGTACTCCCATTGACGCCGGAGTTTGGAACTGCCGACCCGTCTTTTTCCACCGTGTCGCCATCAAGCCTGATGTTGAATGTAAGTAAATTTATACCAGAAATATCTCTGCTGGCAGTAACGCCTTCGGTGAGTGCGGATTCTGGAACAATCAACGTCAGATTCATATACAACAGGTGAGGCCATGAGCGCAGACTTATCACAATACGTAAACCTAAAACCACTCGATATTTCTCCTACACAGATTTATCTAGATTCAATTGAACTGGCAAGAAACGTTTTCCCAGGGTTTGACCTCAGACAAGGAACGATAGAAGACGCTATGTTCCAGGCTTTTGCTTACATGTCTGCATTGAATATTGGCGCCATTAATAGATTGCCGGATTCCCTGTTTTTGGGACTGGGAAAAATGATTGGCACACCTTATAGGGATGCAACACCGGCAACAATGGATGTCACGTTCACGGCGAATACAAACGATGGAGCAACAGTTCCCGCCGGAACCCTGGTTAGATATAAGCCGCTAACAGTGGACGGAGAAACATCAATTTCTTACGTCTTTGAAACAAACGAATCATTTGTGATTGCGGGCAACAACGACGATGACCCACTTCCTACTGGGACCATCAATTGCACCAGCCAGGTGCTGGGTAACGTAATTTCCCTTGATGCCGGGGTAGAACTCAGGCTGGAATCTTTTTCGCAGGAATTGTTTTCTGCAGAAACCGCGGGCAATTTTGTAAATGGAACCGACGGAGAGGGACTTGACGAATTTATGTCTAGGGCGGCCTCCAATTTGGCGTCTATGTCATCGGCCTTGGTTACCCCGAGCCAACTAAACAACTATCTTTTAGTTCAGTATCCACAGTTGGTTAGTCGCTCAAAGGTTTACGACCTCACCGACCCGGAAGGGAGTAGGACTATCGGTGAAGCAACTTCTGCTGGCAAAGTCCTCGTTGTTTCCTATGGCCCACAGAGAGATTTAACTGATGCTGAATTAGCGATTATTGATTTGGACATCCAGCAAAGAGTTGTCGCAGGACTAGAAGTGGCCGTGAAAAAACCGGTTTTTTGTAATTTTAAAATTACCGCAACCGTAAATTACTTTTCATCTCAAGATGTTGACGATGTTGAAAATTCTATAATTTTCAGTTTGCTGGGTCGCAACAACCCAACCAACTCTCAATGGACAGAAGAAAGACTCCGCTACAACGAAATTTTGAGGACGTTTTACGGAATTCCTGGAGTCCATAGCGTTGAATCTTTGACAATTTCAAAAACTGACACCGCGACGATAACGGGCGCCGTAAAAGCAGGCAACAACGTCACTTACACTTCAGCAAATACGCTATCTGTCGGCGACGTAGTAACCGTAACTGGAATTAGTCCATCAGGACTTAACTGCGCTTCAAAAACAATAACGGCTAGAACCGATACAACATTTACCGTAGTCAATGCGGCGGCAACCGGAACATATGCTTCCGGCGGGAGTGCGGCGGCGACATCGCCCAACTGGGGAGCAACGTCAGGAAACGACATTCTTTACGAAACAAAAGGAACGCTTCTGAATTTGCAAGCAGAAAAAATAGTATTAACCCTCAACTCGATAGAAATTTAAATGAGACTTGTTAATCCAACTAGAAATTTGCTTTCTGGAACCAAAGCATTTGATGCACGAGACGAAGACGGAATTTCCTTAGACCCCACCACCTACCCAATTAGTTGGTCATCCACCAATTCTACGGTTTCGGTAAATTCTGAGAAATACGTTCATCCCCGTCAATACTCACTAAAAGTTCAGCCCGTCAATCAAAATTCACCAATTGTTCTTTCCATTTCTGGAGTTTCTCCAATACTTACAGAAATGAATAACAGCAGGGCGCAATTTCATGCTCAGATATATGCAACCACGGAATTAAATGCTTCTGCAAAATTAATCAATGTGCCTGCAAATACATTCGCTACTTACGCTCAGGATGTGGTCAGTTCAGTGTGGTCTCCAATATGGTCACCAGAACTCGAAGTTGGTTTAGTCGATTTAAGTAACGACACTATTGAATTTAATGTTGAAATAACAATCACAAATCATGCTGGTCAGGTTTTTTATATGTCTGTTCCAACCATCATGAATGCTCTTGGGTTTATAAAAAATACTTTTGTGGCGAATATGCGCAAATTTATTCCTACGTTCATATGGGACAAAGACAAAATTCAGGAGTATCCCAATTATCCATTTACAAAATTGATGGATATTCTTACCAGAAAAGGTGACTATTCAACAATTTTGTATACAAGATTTTATAATTACTTCAATTCCCAATTGACAGTTTCGAGTCTTGATGAAGATTACAGATACAGCATATTGATAGACCCCGAGCATGTTGACCCGGACTATCAAGATTGGCTATCTCAGTTTAATGGAACAAGACTTTATCAATCAATCACTTCATCGAACTCGCTTGAGGTGCTCGACACCAATAACATCGATGATTCGATTACTTGGCAGTTGACTAATGGCTATTTTGGAAGAAACGCCGGAACGGTAGAAGCGATTAGGGAATGCGCCAAGCAAATCTTGACAGGCAATAAGGTCGTTCACGTTTTCTCGGGTGGAAGTTTTTTTCAGATAAATGTTTATACGTTGTTGAGCGAGACACCTGGGGTAACCGTAAGTGGCGATACATCGCCACAAGTCGAGGCAATTATAAATAAAGCCAAACCAATGGGGTTCGTATTGAACCACGAAGCGTATTCCGCTCTTCCGTTAATTCTTGACAGTTCTGTTTATGCTGTGCTTGGAACCGCCTCTCTCGGATAAGTGGTAAAATGTACATACCAACTCAGGAGGCAATACATGAGCACATTTGCAAAAGACACGGCGGAAAGAGCAGTTAGGACATTCCTTCAGGGATACTTGGGGTCATGGCTTGCTGCTGGTGCGGATTTTGACGGTTTGGTTTCGGAAACAAACATCAAAGTTGGAATTGTTGCCGTTGCCCTTTCGGTGGCAATGAGTCTTGGGTTGAAGAACGTTGGCTCAAAGAAAAACTCGCCTAGCGTTCTTTAGGTTTACTGCTCGCAATGCGGGCGTGCGTAATCTACAATCTTATGTGTCCTTGGTTAGGAGAACGCGCCCATGATTGCTGGTGTTTACAATATAACGTTAGAGCAGGGGACTACTTTCTATCGTTTAATTGATGTCATGGAACCAACCATTCTTGACCCGGACGTGTATGAGCCATTCAATTTGACTGGGTATACAGCACGGATGCAAATTCGTAGAACCATTGATTCCCCTGACCCAATGCTTTCCCTTACCAGTCCAACGGTCAACGGTAATGGAATAACCGTTATGGATGGTGCAAATAATGCAATCAGCATAAACATCAACGATGCGACAACGTCCACAATTCCATCTAGTGGTTTATATGACTTGGAAATTATCAAAACGTCGACTGGTCAGGTCAGTCGCCTAATACAGGGAACGGTGACCCTTTCGCAGGAGGTTACGAGATGACCACCACATCACCGGTTGTTTCTGTTCTTGTAGACGCACCAAATCAAGTTTTCGTAAATCAAGATTCACCCAATTTACTTCAGGTTCGAGTAGCAAAAACCGGAGAAACAGGTGCTGGGTATGGTGGCGTCACATCTACAACAAGTCTAAGTATCGGTGCTGGCTCAAAGGTTTTCACATTAAGTACTTCATCTAGCGCATTTGCTACTGGCGCCAGAGTTAGGGCGTCATCTACTGTCAGCCCAAACAACTACATGGAGGGCATAGTCACAATCTCTGGAACTACCATGACTATGACCTGCGACAGTTTTGGCGGGAGCGGTACCCCTGCTAGTTGGAACATCCACCTAGCCGGCGACAAAGGCGATACTGGTGCGGCTGGTGGTTCGTATGTCCACCATCAATCATCGGCAGCATCAGTGTGGACAGTTACCCATAATCTTGGCTACTATGCTGGCGGTATATCGGTCATTGACAGCGGTGAATCCATAGTGGTGGGTGATGTAACACACACAAGCATTAATGAATTTACCGTGAGTTTTTCAACTGCTTTTTCTGGGAAGGTTTACGTCTCTTAGCAAAAAGCGCTTTATTGCGAACCTATTGACAGCCTCGCAACGTCTTCCCCACTCAGGTAAATCTTGCCAAAACTTATTTCGATTTCTTCGCCCGACCCACTAAGGATGATGTCAACCTGCTTGTAGTGGATTCCAAGTTTTTCAGCAATTGATTTTGACAATCCCAAGGAAATGCCATAATCAATATGAAATTCAGTAGATTCCGAATCTGGTGTTGGCGCAATATTGGGAGTGGCAACAACATAGTGGACACCACCAGTTGAGGGATTCTCCTCTAGGGATATCTCAATAACCTCTTCTGTAATCGGTTCTTCTTGCAATTGCTCAACAACAGGCAATACTTTTTCTGGCTCACCATCTTCGGGAACAGAGTGACGAAACGCAAACTTGTCGCTATTTGTTGAAAAATCGTCATCAGGACTGTCGGGTACGACCGGGATAACAGTTTTGGTAGATGCTTTTTTGGGCTTTGTGGCCTTTTTTACTGTTACTTTTTTCTTTGTTGCCATAAATAAAATCCTACCATGATGAGTCCTCTCCATGTGCCATAATAGTACGAAGTTCGTATTCCGATACACCCAGCAAAGACGGTGCGATGTCATACAGAATCAAACTCAGACGCTCAACGGCCGCTCAATGGACTGCCGCTAATCCAGTTTTGTTTGCTGGTGAAGCAGGTTATGAAACAGACACTGGAAAATTCAAGATAGGTGACGGAACATCTGCTTGGAGTGCTCTTTACTATTTCATGACAGCGAACTCATCTACGCTAGATGACCTTGGTGGTGTCACAATTACTAGTGCGGCAGCCCAGCAGAGTTTGGTTTACAACGGTTCAGCATGGGTAAACAAAGCAACCACTTTTACCCACACACAATCCAGCGCATCTGCGGAGTGGACGGTTACACATAATCTTGGTTATCGCCCAGGTGGTATAGCCATTGTTGACAGTTCAGAAAATGTCGTGGTGGGCGACATTGTTCATTCTTCAGATAATGCATTCGTGGTAAACTTTTCCAGTGCCTTCACCGGAAAAGCATACGTTTCGTAAAAGAAAGAGTAAATAGCCATGGCCAAGCATTTAAATAACTTAAATCTTAACAAGAACGAACTCCAGAACGCCAGGATTCAAAACCTTGCTTCGGCTCCAGCCAGTCCGGTCGCTGGTCAGATTTACTTTGATACCACAGAAAACGCTCTCAAGGTCTACAACGGTACGATTTGGGAAGCGTCGGCACTCAGTGGTGTTACTGCCGATGCGGCAGAACTCAATATTCTTGATGGTGCTACCCTTTCTACGACTGAACTCAACTATGTTGACGGCGTAACTTCTGCGATTCAGACGCAGATTGATACAAAAGCACCTCTTGCTTCGCCAACCTTCACTGGCACCGTAACCCTGCCTTCTGGCACCGTCACTTCGGCGATGATTGCTGATGGCACCATTGTCAACGCCGACATCAGTTCGTCTGCTGACATTGCTGACAGCAAACTTGCCACAATTTCGACTGCTGGCAAAGTTTCCAACTCAGCAACCACCGCATCGGCGTCTGCTGGTAACAGCACAATCGTTGCCCGTGATGCCTCTGGTAACTTCGCTGCTGGAACGATTACCGCGGCATTGAGTGGTAATGCCTCAACCGCTACCACACTTGCCACAGCGCGAGCAATTGAGATTTCGGGTGACGTAACAGGTACCGCAAACTTTGATGGTTCTGCCGCAATCAACATCGTTACCACCATTGCTGCCAACTCGGTAGCACTCGG